CCGGCAGTCGCAGAACTGTTACTAGCCAAAGGAGCAGTCGCATTAGTCACTGCCACGCCGCCAGCGGTATAGCCTGTACCAGAAACCTCGCCACTGGTTGAATATGCAGTTGTGGATGCATTTATGGTGGCCGATGTCAGGAACAAAGCCGCTTTAAATGTGTCAGCAGCGCCCGATGCTCGTACAGGAGCAGTGCCAAAATTGTGTGTTGCCGTGAGTACTTCGCCCAAAAACGAAGTTGTCAGTGCTTGCGTGTTTGCCATAATTTTTCCTTTACGCTATTGAAGCTGCTTCGCCGCCAATCGGTGGCATCTTTTTCAGGGTCACATGGGCAGAGCGGTGAACAAGCTCACCATCCAACCAATACTCAACCCAACTAGTTAATTCATTGTCATTGTCCACAGTGCCTTCTCGCTTTTCCAGCAAAGAATCATCCATGTCGCCTTTTGTAGTGGTAACGATCAATTTGAACTCCTGATAAGTGCTTCTGTTGCAGTGTTTGCTGGCATTGTGATTACAAACGTGCCGCCCGATGTGGAAACTTTGTCAGAGCCAAAGTCCAAAACAGCAACAGATTTGTTTCCTTGAGTGGCGTTATAAATCAATGCACATCGAGCAATAATTGCCCCTGTCCACGATGCGTTTGGAAATCCAACATATGCCGTGTACCCAGAACTATTGACCGTGATGGGTGTCAACACCAAACCACCAGCAACATAGTTGCCTCCACTTGCTTCAGCATCAGTGGTGTACACGGTTGTTGTTTCGTTCAAATTTGCATTTGCCGTATACAAGGCAATCTTGATCTGATCTGTCGTGAGATCATGAATGCCTTGATACAACTCGGCTTTGAACGATGTGGTTTGTGTTTGAACAATACTCATTGAACTTGTGTCCTGACTTGTCCATCCCTGTACGCATCCATACGCTGTTTGCCGTCACCCAAGTTCTTGAGCAGAGCAATAGACTGAAGATACATATCCTGATAAAGCTTGACCATATCTGGCTCGCCCTTCATGTAACGAATAGCCTCGACCATCGTGCCATTGAGCAGAGCAGAATCAAAGTTGTCGCCTAACCAAGTAGTACCAGCAGTGACGATTGATTCTGGGTAATAGTAGAAATGCAATTCAACTGAATAGGTTGTGTCTGGCGTTGGGCCAAGCATGAACGACAACTCAGTAACAGCATTTGATTGTGGGCCAAAGATGGCATAGTGTTTAGGCTTGCCACGATATGCAACAGCCGTGTTTGGATATGCCTCACGCATGAAGTTCACATCCTTATTCAGCAAATAAAGATATTCGCCCCCGCTAATCACAGCCAATGAATAAGCAGACAGGAAGTCATCAGGCGCAGACAGATACGGGTTACCAGCGGTAACAGTACCAGTCATGTTCTTGCGTAGATTAGCTATCTGAACAGTGTTATAGATACGCTGTTCAGCCTGCTTAATCATGATGTTCATGTCTACTGTGGGAAACGTATTCTCACAGTAGTCAGAAACAGCAAGGACAAGATCAGCGTAGTTCATGCCATTGGGCCTCGCGCCATAACACCTTTAGTAGCCGCACCAGTACCACGGATCTTGATGCCGCTGGTCTTGACAGTATTGTTGCTACCAATAGAAACGCCATCCATTGGAGTCCAATCTGGATTGTTGTCACGCTTAGGCGCACGTTTGCCGGGGCTTGATTGGATAGGCTCTGCCTTACCACTCATGTTGTGAGGCGCTGCATAAGTAGCAGCATCACCCACTTCTTTACCCATCATTTTTTTGCTGTATCCCATATCAGCCTCCGCGCTTGTAGGTGAAGGAAGACTTCTTCTGATTGGCAACTTTAGCCAAACCACGGCCAAGTTGTTTCATTTGAAGATTGGTCTTGCCACCTTTAGCCATCTTTTTTGTGCCATGCATAGAAGCTTCATGGCCTTTGACAGCCCTCTTTGCTTCAGATTTTGCAATGCTTCTAATCTTTTTCGTTTCCATCATTCACTCCTCGTTTGTTACTACAAATTTGTTGGATTTGCGCAAGTTTTCTTTTGCGGGAATTACTTGCAAATTATGAGGCGTATGCAATCCAGATACAAGGGCTCCCTGCAATGGAATTGTATGGTCAACGTGCCATTTAAACCCAAATATTTTTGTGCGAATTGCAGCCAGTTCATATGCCTGCTCAATCATCCAGTGGTCATCTTGAGTAAGCCAAACGGGTGTTCGATTTTCTTTTGAGGTTTGGTATCTTCGCGTCTTTGCAGTAAGCAATGGTTGATTTTTTGCAACATATTCCCGCTTATGCTTTTTGTATTTTTCTGTTTGCATATACGCTGTTTGGTATTCTTTTTGGTACTTTTTGTTTGATTCTTTTTTTCTGTATTCTGTCATGTACTTGCGCAAATCTTCTTTTGAGCGACGATGTTTTACACACTCAATACAGTCGGAGTTTACTGTGTACCTGAGCCCATTGTGACCTTTTCGGCATGGAGCGCCAAAATACGTTTTTTCTTTTTGCAAAAGTGCAAACAGTCTTAATTCACTTGTCATGAAGCATCCACAGTTACTTGGCCAACCACGCCCTGAGCCACAAGATTGTTTGGAGTCAAAGCATCATCAAAATTCCTTGCTCCACCTACTGGATACCAACCCCACTGAATGTCTCTTGAGCCACCAGTTGGATAACCGCCAAATCCATCTTGAGTTAGCTGCAACCCATTCACACCAGCCGTCACATATGTAGTGTCCCTGCGAGGCCCTCTAAGCGCCTGCGGGTCTTCTACAGGGTACATACCCAATAACAACTGCGGATGATCTGGATCCCAGCACTCAGGACAAACTTTCAACTCGTACCGCTTGGTCTTGACCACCTCGGTCTTGAGAGCTTTTAGCTTGAACCTTTGCCCACACCGATCACATTCAGCAATTGCAATCCGACCAGAAGCATAGGTACTCCCCATTAGGACGTACTCCCACCAATGAACATTTGGCGCGGGACAAATCGCAGCGGTGCTTTTTCGTGATCTTCGCCTGCCGCCAAATCAAATTGCTCGTTGTATGCCTGCTTGAGCATCTCCATACGGGGCATCAATTCAGGTACTTTCATGGCAATGTAGTAGGCCAAACCAGATACCACACAAGGCAGGAAACGGAAATTCATGTCGGCAATCTGGATGCCAGAGCCTGCATCTTGGATGCGGCGCATACGGTAATACACAAACTCATACGATGTTGAGTTATCTGGCGTAGGCCAAACTGTCACCGCAGGAAGCTGAGAAACAAACACCGCCGTAGCAGTTGTATGCGAAGCAGCAGTAGTGTTGTTCTGCCCACGGAAGCAGCCTCCAACATCATTACCAGAAATGTAGCCGTAGTAAATCACCTCATTGTCCAGCTTGATATAGCCAGAAGAGGCCAATCCTTCAGTGGAACTCAGGGTAATTGTTGTGGCCGTGCTGGTAACGTTTCCACTTGTAACCAGCGTAGTGGGGTTTGTCTCACCCGACAAACGCTGAATCCACACCTGAATTGGCCGAGCCTGTTGCAATTTGTTGGGAATGGTCGCATAGGTAGAAACACTAATACGCGAAATTGTCAGGTCAGCCTGTGTGGTTGAACTGTTTGCGCCGGTGCGAATCACATGATCCAACAGATCAATAGTATCCAATGGCAGCGGATAAGTATTCAATCCCGGTGTCAGCGGGAAAGAACCCGCTTCAATCGTCCACATATTCAAGCCACGATTCGCCCATTCAATCGTCATCAAATTCATCGACCTACGGGCAGTCCGTAAGTCGTAACCTGAACGCATCTCACGTCCAGCACGTTCCCACGCTTCTTCAGCGATCTCCGTGAACTCCATGTTGAATAGGGATGTACCAGTGGTGTATGCCATTATCTAAACCCTGCCGTTTTCTTTGCAATTTTTTTGGGTTGTGCCACAAACTGCTTACCCGCCGCCTTACCTTTGCGCTTGGCTTTGGTTGTAGCAGCGTACTCAGCAGGAGACAAAGACTTGATAGCTGCTTCAGGGAGATACCTCTCACCTGTTTTTGACGAAGGCTTCCCCGACTTGGTACGCCATTTTTGGTCGCCCCAGTTTTTAAGGGAAGTCTGCGGTGCTTTCAATCTTTGTAACTCCCGCCAGCAGCCTTGTATTTTTTGGCTACAAGCTGAGCTTTTCGAGCCGACCACTGACCAGCTTTTGTGCCATGCGTTGCTGCCGCCTTAACTTGAGACACAATCCGCTTCCGCAGACTTGGCTTAGTATAGTTTCCAGCAGCATTTACCTTGCCGCCTTCAGCATACTCAGTGAAGTCAGTATCGTCACGCCTAGCCTTCTTCACCCCCTTGGGCATTTTAGAAGGGCTAATTGCGCCCATGCCGCGACTTGCTCGCATCTCAGCACTTCCCGCCGTATTTCATGCCCTTGTTACCGGCCATAGAGATAGTCTTGCCCTTGGTCTTACCCTTGGCAGCAACACCATCGCGGCTAGGAGCAGCAGTTTTCACAGCGCCCATTTTGGTAGTGGTAACGTTTCCACCTTTTTTCATGCCCTTCATCTCGGCCATTTCGTGCTTGACCATAGATTTAGGAGCGCCCTTAGCTTTCATGAAGCTAACTTCTTTCTTCATCATGCCTTTAGATTCTTTCATTTCGTCACCTTTAAAAGTTTGGCCTTTGCTGGCCTTGCTGAACTCTTTGGCAACCTTTACAGGAATGCCTGCCTTTTTCGCAAATGCTGGGTTGTGCGCCGCAGCATCCATGAATTTCTTTTGCTTCGCAGATGTTGCTGGCATAGTCAGACAATCATTCCACGGGTCTTACCACGCTGAGCGCAACCATCTGCACGTTTACTGGCGCTGGAAACGCTTCCACCTTTGGCAAAGTTTTTTGCCATAGTAGTTTTAGTCGTTGGTGCTTTAGCAGCCTTGGCAGCAGCTTTACGGTCTGCAATTTCTTGCATAACGTCAGCAGGAGCAGGCGCATTCGTACCACCCATTTTTGCTTCTGCGCGATACTTCGCAGCTTTTTTGTCGTCTTCGTTCATGATTAGCACATCTTTCCGCGAGTTTTACCCTTTTGGGCAATGCCATCGGCGCGTTTGGAAGCAGAGCCGCCAGAAGCCATCTTGACCTTACCACCTGATTTCATGCCTGACAAAGCTCCAAGGCCGGGGCCTTTACCATCAAAACGCCGAGCAGGAGTTGTGCTGACATTTCTGGAATCTTCGTAATTCTGGGCAGCAGCGGCACGACGAGTAGCCTCTTCCCTTGCCTCCTCCAACATACTTTTTTTCCTTGGAACAGGAGGTGGTCTATTAGCTTCCATAGCAGCACGATTGGCTTCTGCTTGGCGACTTGCTTTCAATGCAATATCACCCAAGCTAGATTTTCCACTGATGCTGGAATCTTTGTACTCGGGGGCTGGAGTCATAGGGAATTCTTGACTGGCTTTAGGCTTCATCTTCTTTGCCGGAGCAGAGCCCTCTTCCTTGTACTTGGTAGTAAATTTCTTTCCACCAAATTCAAACTCTTTTGCGCCGCGATCACGGGCTGCTTTGAATTCTTTTTCAAATTTGCTGAGTGCCATGATTATTTATCCCTTTTGAATAAGCTGGTCAATTTTTGCCTCAAGGCGGTTAAACCGCTGGTCAATGTGTTCAGTAAGTCGCTGAACTTCTGCTTTAGTTGCTGTATCACGGGCAATCTCCTCGCGTGTAATGTTTAAAAGTCTTTCAATCCGCTTCACATCCTCTAGCTTTTCACGAATGAAAAACCACAATCCACCCATCAGGGCAGACAATCCGGCAGACCAAATTGTATTGATGTCCATCACACAAACCTACCTTTAGTTTTGCCTTTTACGGCGCAGCCATCAGCTCTGTTAGAAGCGCTGGAAACTTTGCCGCCCCTTTTATATTCTGGCAATTCAACGGGCTTTCCATACCCCGCTTTGTTGCGAGAAGTTTTCCCAGCACCGCTTTTTGTGCCTTTTGGGTATTGGTCAACGATGCGTTGCTCCAATGCTTCCTTCTCTTCTTCTTTTATGTTTAACAATTTATTGGTTGCGTCATATTCATCTTTTTTATTTTTATCGTCACCAATCATTTTTTTAAGGCGTTGCGACACAGCACCTTTATCAATGTCCTCACGCAGTTTATTTCTACGCACATCTGCTTCTTTGGTGCGCTCGTTCCAGCGAGAGGGTTCAGCGTATGTATTCATTTTTTACCTCAACATTTCCATCTTGCTAAAGCAGCCGCCTTGCGGGTGGGCTTACCTTTTTCATCTTTCATCGGCCCGGGCACACCAGACATACGAGCGCAGAAAGAATCCTTACGCTTGCCGCCTTGTGGCTGCGGAGCTTTTAAGTTGCTTCCTGTTGCTGCGTTGTACTTTGCACGGCCTTTGGCAGTCAGTCCCGCCCCCTTGGAAGCAGGTAATTTTTCGCCACGACCAATTGCAAGGGATGGGGTTTTCTTAGCCATTTGAAACTTTCAATTGCGGCTTTGAGCGATCTTTAAGAAGCGGCCTCAAAACATCTTTTTCAAAGTCCCTTGTAAATTCTTCTGTGCCAATATGAGGAAGACTAATCATGGGATCCAAATAAATCTTAAATCCTTCAGTCCTAGCTCTCAAACAGAAAGCATAGTCTTCACCAATGTATTGACCATCAAGAATCATAAAGTC